CGATTTCACCCAAAGAGTCACGCCTAGACAAGAACCAATTCTCGCCAACATACCTGGCAACACCACGTGGCATTTGAGCGATAAGTAACTGGTCGGTCTGATTCCAAGAAACCATGTTCTGAGTGAAAAGGCTGAACGTTGTTGAACAAGCTGCAGCAACTTCCTTACTCCATAGTTGCCACATCGGATACTTGCCGTCTTTGAGACGTTTCTGCAAGTTAGGCATGCGGGAACCATCCAACACAATGGCAGTGGCTTTCGTGCGACGGTAAACATCAACCAACAACTCATAGAGTTTGGTTTCCGACGGATTACGCAACGACGCAACCAACTCGGTCTGAATAATGCCGTCGACTTTCTTGGCAGCCGAAATTGTGGCGTGGTCTAGTTTGGTTGTTACGTCAAGGCTGATGACGCAACCATTGATGTCTTCAATGCCGTTACCCATGTTGGCATAGAACACCGGTGTTGGTAGCCAAGACTCAGACGCACCAGAAATGAACTGATTGAGTCGGTAACGTCTGGCTTCGTGTTCTGGAATGGTTGCTAGGTCGGTGAGTATGCGATCTAGTGGCAGACGGCCACACTCGACGGCAGGGTTACTTGCCAGAATTGCTTCAGCGTCGACAGCCGAACCTTCAGGTGCTTCCCAGCAGAAGAAACCAAAGCGTTCCAGAGCAGGGTCACCATTAGCGGCACGTTCGCCTTGTTTGTAAAGGTCAATAAGGGTTTCACTAGTGGCGTCACCAGCGGTAGTGATTCCAATGATGATTCCGTCAGGCGAAGCAGCCGTTCCCTGAACAACAGCCGTCCACATACCCTTTTTCCAGATGTGAAGTTCATCAGCAAGAACAGTGTCAACACGTAAACCCTGAAGTGACGATTCCTTCGCCGGTCGAACGTCATACCTGGATAAACCGTCAGCTGAAACAATTCCACGGCGTTCAGTAGTTTTCTTGAACATCGACTTCAACTCGTCGTTGCTCATAATCGTTGCCAAGACTCGAGAATAAATAACCATGGCTTGTTCAACGTTGCTGGCCAGCGAAAGAGTTTGACCGTTTCTCATAGCCACTCCCCACAGTCCAAGAATGGATCCAATCAAAGACTTTCCGCTCTGACGTGGAATGGAACAAACGACAGCACGATAACGGAGACGGCCTGCAAGGTTTGGGTCTGGGTGGTCGGCTGGGTAACGCTCGAGAATGGCCCGCAACAACCAACGTTGCCAATCGTCGAGTTGAACGCCATCAGGGTTGTCCATGTCTCGGTATGCCAAGTCCACAACCTGGAGAAGTCGGTCTGCGTCCGTCTCGAAGTTGTCTGATAGTGGCTTAGTCCACCGAGCAGGGAACAGCATTAGCGTTTCAAAAGTTCACGAAGCGGGTTGACCTGCTCCGGCTTACCAATCATCACTTTGAGTTCGTTGATGGTCTTGCGGAGTTCACCGGCGGTCGACGTTTCGCCTTTGTCATCGTAACGTGCAGCCAAAGCAAGTGCCAGGTCGGCATGAACCTGAGACTCCACGTCAAGCTCTAACGTTTCAATCCAGTTCTTAGTCGTTTCGTAAATCATTGGTATTCCTTTCGGGTCAACCCTAGTCAAACTTTTGGCTTATTGTGAAAAAAAGGGAGTCCATGCGGGCGATGTTTTGCGACTCTCAGAAAAAACTGAGAGCCGAGTTTGTTTAGTTAGTTGGTCTTCAATGTGTGCCAAGCGTCTATGAGTTCGGCTTTGGCGTTGTCAATCAGTAATCGGGCCTGTCTAATGTTGGCTTTGATGTTGGCTTTGTGTTGCCAGAGTTGCAGCTTAGGTGTTGGTTGTTTGTGTTTTGCTAGGCGAACCATCGTGGGTTTCTCCAATCAGTTCTGACAAGGGTTTTGTCTTGTTTGCGGGAGTTGCAACTTCGACACATGGATTGCAAGTTGTCGATTGAGTGATCTGGTAACCCGCCGGTGACGCTTGGTGCGTTGATGTGATCGATAGTCCAATCAGAGCCTTCGAGTTCTTTGTGGCAGGTGACACAGCGTGGCTCGAGAATAGTCTTGGCATACGCTCGAGCGGTCTTCCATTCTTTGGAGTCATGCCAATCAGACAAGGTGTTCTCCCTGGTTGATTGCTTCTGATAAGTCCATCAAGAGTTTGCGTGGGTTTACTCCGTCTGATTTGTTCCAGTTGATGGCCATGTCGTTGATGAATAGTCGTAGGCTTTCACGTTCTTTGTTGGCTGACATTCGTTCGAAATCTTTGAGTAGTTTGCGGGTCATGACTAGGTAGTCAGGGTTTGAGCATCGGCAGGCACTCATCGGTTGCACTCCTTACAGCGGCAGTAGTCGTAAACATCATTCAGGTCTTTGGGCATGATTGCGTAGCTGATGATTAGTGCGACAGCGTAGATGGCTCCGATACTGGCGAAGCCTAAGAGTATCCAGGCAATGATGTCTTTCATTTGTCGTCCAATGCTACCCAGTTGAGAATCTGCTGCAGGATGTCTAAAGCCGGTCTTCCTGCTTCGTGGCCGTCTTTGATGATGGTGAATACATCGAGTTTGGCTTTGGTGCGTTCGACGTTGATTAGTTGGCTGACGGCGTTCTTCAGCTCTTCGACTTGGTGTGTGAGTTTTGGCATTAGTAGTCTCTCTTGATTATTTGGCACTCGGTTATTGGGATTTCTAGGAACAGTTCGTTCTGGGAGTAGATGGTGGATTTGGTTACTCGTCGGGCTTCTCGTAGGGCTGATGGTGGCACGATCAGGTAGTGTGTCCAGTCTTTGTTGATTGTGACGTGTAGGTGGTGATCGTTGTTATATTTGGCTTTCCTGGCACTGATGTGGATTGTGTTGTATTTGAACGCTCCTGTTTCCCAGTTGTTTTTGACTTCGACTTCTACAGTCCATTTGGCACCGGTGCGGCCTGATGTGGCGATTAGGTCTGCTCCGTAGGTGTCTGGGTTTACGTGAACATCTTGCCAGCCGGTGCGTTCGAAGTCGTAGATGATGATGTGTTTGGCTAGGTCGTGGGTTGTGTAGCGGTGTGAGTCGAACTCTGGGTGGTTGTTCATGCCATTTCCTTTACTGGGCGTTCAATGATTCTGGCTAGTTCTTGTAGTTCAAGGATGGCGATTGCCCAAACCTGTTTCATGTAAACGGATTGGGTTTCGCTGATTCGTTCGTGTAGTTGTCCGATTTGTGAGTGTATTGCTAGGGAACATCTGGCACGTTCTTGGTGTTGGCCTTGGGTTCTTGCCATGGCATTTGTTGTGATTGGTATGTAGCTCATGATGATTCTCCTTTATGTCTGATTTGGCCGTCTGGTAGCCAGTAGGTTGCGGTGTTGACTTTGTTGTAGACAAGGTCGTCGACTCGGCTCATGGTGAGTCCGGTTATGTTCATGATGATGGTGTGGCAGGCGTTGCGTTCACGTAAAGCTTTGAACCAGTTTTCGGTGTGGCTTTTGGTGTTTGCTACTTCGTCTTGCCAACGTAACCAGTTCAGGATTTCTTGGTTGACGTGTTCGAGCTTGTCTACGGTTAGTCGTTTCAGAGCCATTACTTGACCAACTTGATTAGCCAGGTGGTGCAGAGCATGATGAAGGCGATGAACGCTGCGGTTCCGGTGATCATGTTGCTGAACAGTAGGTTGTTGATGTAGACGGTGATGTTGGCGAGTAGCCAGAGTCCGATTGTGATTAGTAGGATACGCATTTGTTTTCCTTTCGTTGCGTTGTTGCCCTATTAGTTTGCCAGTGCGTAATGACTGCTGTCAAATCATTTATAACGATTAGTTACCGAACCGTTACATTTACCAGCTGAGCATTATTCGAACACCGGTGGGTGTGTGGTCTGCGTAGCGTTTGGCTGCGTGTAGGTCGGTGACTAGTGAATCGTCTTTGATTACCTGGCAATACCGTTCGAGTGAGATTGCGTCTAGGACTGCTCGCACTAGCTTGTCCAAGTCTGGTTTTACTGTTGGAGTCGCTCTAAGGCTTGTAGGAACACTTTTAGGTCTGGTTAGGGTAAATACCAATTGGACACGTATTGGGCTGTCTATGAGCCTGTGGTGGGTTTGTTGGGCTATTTGGTTGGCTATGGTGTCTCGCCAAGTGTTGAGTTTGGGATTAGCTGCAATGATTCGACCATTCCCAATATGTCGAAAAGAGCCCTGCGGAACAGGACTCCCTTCAACAACCAGTTCGATGTAGGTCACTAGAACGGTTGAGTGTCTGCCATTAGGTGGCCGTAGGTTCCACCGTATTTACGTTCATCGTCCAAGTCTCGACCTTCAGCACCAGAGTTGTCTTTCACCTTGGCGTTCAGAATGGTGACATCGTTGATGTTTAGATCGTGCGACGTAATCGTTTCACCTTTGTTGTTTACGTAGGTGCGTGGTGTTCCGTCAATGTTGGTGCTAGGTCGAACCGAGAGCGTGCCGGTAACTTCCACCCAAGTGCCTTCAGTCCAATCACCTGGCACATCAACCCAAACCTTGTAAGCGGTTTTGATGTCTTTTTGTAATTTGTCGTTGTAGGTGGTGTCCCACAAAGTGATAACTGAACGTGATTCCGATTTGGTCAACTGGACAGTGCCTGCGACCTTGATTGTTGCTGCCATTTCCTTTGTTCCTTTTCTCTTGATTTCTCTATTAAGTATATTCTTAAAGAGTTCTTATTAAGTTCTTATATAGTTTATAGGACATCTATGTCCCTACCCCCTACCTCCAATGTCCCTACCCTAGGTCATCCATGTCCCTACCTACGGTCACCAATGTCCCTACCTTGTGCTGGTGAACTTCACAAGAATCAGAACATAATTCAGGTAGAAAATAGATGTTGGTGAAGTCGCCATTGCCACGTTTCCAAGACGCTCGAGAATCAATTTCAAGCTCACCAAGTTCGACCAGGTCGTTCAATGATCTGGAAACCTGACGGGTAGTGACACCGGCATAAGCGGCAAGGGTTGTTTTAGACGGCCAGCAACCCTTAGAACGGTCTTTACCAGTGTGATAAGCGATTCCCAACAAAACAAGTTTGGAAGTCCCTACGGCTCTCGAGTGAACAAGAACACTAGTCATGTCAAGAGAAGTCATGTAAGATTCTCCCTAGACGGCTTCTGTTGCGGTAGCCGAGCCATTAGGCTGCTCCCTTGTCGTTTCTTCCTTTCCGACAGGGGAGTTCTTCTTTTGGCTGAGTTGTGAACCCAGAGTAAGAATCTGCTGAACGATTACAGGGTCAACCGCTGACTCTTTTGACTCAGTGTAAAGCTCACGCAATTCGTCCAAGTTTTGTTCAGTGAACGCCAACTGGGCTTGTGCCAGGAGAACACGTCCCCGCTTAGACATTTCAGATGCAGACGCACGTTTCTTCGATGGAGACAACTCGCCACCCAGAAGCGACAAAGCACGACCGGTCGCTGATGTTGAACAGTTCTCAACAGCAGAAGTGGCGTTGATACCCTTTTCAGTGATTGGTTCCTGAGCGAAGTCGGTTGCGTCGGGGAGTTGCTGGTTAGCGTTCTTCCAAACTGAACACTTGATGATCACTTCTTTTTCGTTGGTAAGCACCAAGTCGTTGAAGATACGGCCGTCTGGGTAGAGTCTCCAAAAGATTTCGATACGTTCTTGGACGGTCTGGTAATCGGCAAGATTAAATGCCATGATGTTTCCTTTCGTTGCGGTGGAGAAAAGAAAACCAGTCACCGGAAGGGGGAGTGACTGGTTTCCCTTCTAACAGGTGGGAGTGAACCTGCTAAACGGATTGTACCAAACTTTTACGACATTTGCAGTGGCGTGCCTAAGAATCGAACTTAGCAAGTCATATGACACCGGATTTACAGTCCAGCTTGTTTCCCAGAACTCATGCCATAAATAGCAGGCCGACTTGTCCGACCGGTTACAACTTAGTTATCTGCACGTTAAAGGTTCCGCCGATTCCCTCAAACTAGGTGGGAGTCGAACCCACGATGGGTGAATCCTGTCCGACTAGAGACCAAATTCACATCACTGATGCAGCTTATTAAGTTATTTCCAAAGGTGAGGTGCCATATTTTTCAACGCATGCCCAGCCGATGATGTCTAAATCATAGCAAACTTTTAGGACACGTTGCCAATTACTTCTTTTTGTCGGTGTCGGCTTTCACTTTTTGAATACCTGACTGGATGGCTTCATCAAACGCTTCATCGGTGACTATCCCACGTGCGGCGTATTCGAAGCTGATAGCAACGACCACAACCAGGACAGCACCAAGACCACCAATAAGCCCTGCGTGTAAAGGTGAGATTCCACCGATGGCTCCAGCGGTCACGAACACAATGCCAGCACCAAGGCCGAACGCTAGAACCCTTAGTAGTCGTTTGAAGTGTTTGTTCATTTGCCCATTCTTTCTTTAGTGGCTTCATCGAGAATCCCTGTCTGTGGTAGACCTTTCTTCACCTGATACGCCAGAATGTCTTCAGCAGACATTACAGGCTGTTCAGCGGTCGCTGGTGGCGTTACAGGAACAGTTTTGACAGGGTCAGGGAAGTTGAATGGTGTTCCCCAACCAAGAATGACACCTTTACCAGTAACAAGTTTGGTAACAAGTTTGGTTTTGCCTTGGTCAGCACCGTAGCAAACAAACTGGCCGGCTTTGTTGACCGAATGGAACATGGCAACATGATCGCATGAACCGTCACCGTTCCAGTCATAAATCACAGCGTCACCTGGTTTTGGTGTGCCTTTCTTAGTCCAAGTCTTGTTGTCTTTCATTCGGTCCATGATTTCGTGAACCCAAACGATTTTGGTTTTCTTACCAAGGACAGCGTAAGAATAACCTGCTGCACAGTCGAGCAAGTGTGGGCGTGCTTTCAGCCAAGGCATTTCTGCACGTGACTTACCAACAAACGACATCATGAACTGGATGGCTTCTTTGCGTGTTCTAACTTCCATTTATTTTCCTAACTGGCTGGCGATGATTGTGTAAAGGACTGCACTGATACCTGACGAAAGTAGACCGGTCAGCCAGGCACTTGACCAGCGAGCCTTTTCAAGCTCACGAATACGCAACTCATGGTCTGCCACTGACTTGATGTCTGCTTTTATTTCCGCCATGTCCTGCACAATTTGCAGAAGTAAAGCGGTCTGGTTAGACGGTCTCTTCGGTTGATCCATCAGTCTTTTCCACAACGTTTGTGATTAGTGTCAAACATGCTCCACACATGTATTGGGTTGCGTCGGTTTCAACGTCAATTGCCAGGTTCTTATTCTGGCAACCATCGGTTTCGCAAGTAAGAGTTACGGTTCTCATTAGCTGTTTCCTGTTCCTGTGGTCGAAGTCATTTGAATGGCGGTGTAGTGAACGGTTCCTGCAGCGGTGGCTGCAGTTGTGCCTGTCCAAACATAAAAAGTTACAGCAGTATTGCTTGGTGTGTTGAACGTGACGCTGGTTCGAGTGTTAGTGGATGAAGCAACGTTGGCTGTAATGGTTGGAACAGCACCGCTTACGAATGATGAAGGAAACGTGACAGCCAAGTTACCAGTGACAGCAACTTGCCCACAGATCATCTTGTAGGGGATTCCGTCCATGATGTTGGTGTTGACTTGTGCAGCAGTTAGGTTGTTTCCTGCTGTGAATGTGTATCTGCCTGACATTAGCGGCCTTTCAATAGTTGGTAGGTTGTTAGCCAGGAGTCTGGCGTGATTTCGTGGCTTTGTCCAACAATTTTGGTGTAGTAGTGGACGTGACCAAAGTAAGACATGTAAACGTCGACATCTGTTCCGTTAGCCCACCAGTTCAATGGGTAGTAATACTGGCCACCAGATTGTGCTTGAGCAGTGTCAAACGTAATCGTTTGGTATGGCATGGCAGTGCGAACAGTGATTGCTACTGGGGAGAGTGCGGCAACGTAGCTGGTGATTCTCGTGGCTACTTGTTGTAGTTGTGTTGCACCGTTGACATCGAGTGTGGTGGTGTAGTCAATTGGTGTTGTGAAGATACTGCCTGCTGATTGGGCTGTCGTGTATGACGTGGTGGTGTTTGACAGGTTGAATGATGTTGGGATGTTGTCACCATCCGTGGTCATTTCAACGTTTAGGACTTTACTGTCGGTTATTTGGTGGCCACTGGTTGGTTTGGTGTGTAGTGGGTTGAAGTCAACGTTTCTTTGTAGCAGTGAACCGTTTAGGTAGTAGTAGCCGACTGGTATTGAAACGTAGGTTTGGATGTAGTCGTCGAGCCAGGCACCAAGGGAACGTGTTTCTGTGGTGTTGGTTTCGTATTGGGCGGTTAGGTCAATGTTTGAACCGAGTGACAAGTGGCTGTCGAAAAGGTTTGAGTTGGCACTAATTCCGGCGAATACTGATGATGCTTTGGAGGCGGTCGTGCTTCGGTTCACAGGGATTTGTTGGTTCAGTGCGTTGCTGAAAATGTCTTTAGCGGTGACAGTAAAGTTTGTTACCTGGTTGATTGGATCAACAGAGTAAGTGGTGTTTTCGATAGTGCCTAGAAAGAATACTGAGTTTCGGCCGTAAACGTCAATGTCAACGGTTGATTCGTTCTTGAGTGTGATGGCTAACGCTTTGCCACCGTAGAGTTCTTGAACAGTGCTGGCTGACCAAGTGCGGGTTGAAAATGAAACAGTAGCGGTTGCTGGAGTGTTACTTGCAAATACTGATTGGTCTGGGCGTTGGCCGTCTTCAATCACGATTGAGTTGATGTCAATGTCAAGAACAGCCATGCCACCGGTATCGGTTGAGCCACCAAGAACGTCTGAACCGTTTAGAGCTGAGAAGTCGAGACGGAACTTACCTGCGACAGGTGCGTAAGTCCAAACCTGCCAGTCGGTTGGTAAATAAGTTCTTGAAGTGGTTGTCATTTATCGAAGCAACCTGCCCAATGTCATGCCCTTTTGGCCTGCAATGTTCTTCAACGCTTTCACAACATCGTTGCCAGACACAGTGCCGTAAATGTTGACAGTGGTAATTCCGTTAGCGGTTGACATGTTACCGGTCGAAGATTTGGTTAGTGATTCAGCATTAGATAAACCCATGGTTCCTGAAGCCTGACCGCCACCAAGAAAGTTCAAAGCGTTACGGCCTTCACGTGTTCCCAAAGCAGATGTTAGATTGCTTGACTTTACCTTTTCAGCACCAATCAAGTTAGCAACCTGCGTAGCCAAATCCATTGCACCCTTGATAAGCACCAAGAAAGTGTCAAACCATTCACGCATTTGTTTCTTACCTTCAGGCGAAGTTAGCCAAGCAAAAGCGTCCTGAACCTTTTTAGCAATGTCATCCAAAGCCTTTTGGGCTTCAGGTGAAGCCAACCAGTCAGCAATATCATTCGCAACAGGAAGAAACGCTGCACCAAGTTTCTCTTTGAAGTTATCCATCACAGCGTTGATACGAGCAAACGGATCCTTTTGACCAGCCAACTCAGCCATACCGCCAAACTGGGTTTTCAAGAACTCTGCACCGTTACCAGCTTCTTTTAGACCAGGAACAAGTTTTGCTAAAGCACCTTCGTTACCAGCCAAATATTTAGAATAAGCCTTAGCAACAGTGTTTACGTCTTTCCCAGTGCCAGCACTAATGTCCAACACTTGGTTGAACGCTTTCATCGCTTTAGTTGGGCCTTTAGTGACTCGAACGATTGAAGCCAAAGCAGGTCGAAGATTGTCGTCCAAGATTCCGGTCATGTTAGAAATCTGGTCGACGTATAAACCCATTTCGTCTTTAGTTTTCTGAGTGGCTTTCCAACTGTTAGCCATTTGCTTATTAAGCAACTCGGTCGACTTAGCGTCCATCGCAGCCGCTTTAGTCACATCGACGATAGCGTCATAAACAGCACCAACTCCCATAGCGGCAACACCAGCCCAAGCCGCTTTCACACCGTTCGAAATAGTCTTCATCGACTTACCGAACCCAGCCATCTGTTTAGAAGCCTGAGTGAGTTTACGTTCCCAGTTGGCGTTGTCTAAAAGAAGCTGTGCTCTTACATCGAACGTCATGCTTATCTTCTCTCGTCAAGTGCTAGTAAAAACGCTTGGAGTTCACCAAGTGTCAAGTTGTAATAATCGCTAGGTTTCATGTTTGTTGCCAAACAAAACCGAGCCATGTTATTTAGTTGTCGTTGTCTTTTGGGTCTGAGTCAACCAACATTTCCGACGCTTCAGTCATGTTTAGGTTGAGACACTCTTCAAAAGTTACGTTCTTGTCTTCACGTCGAGCGAAGATAAAGATTAGAGCTGCAAGTCGGCGACCGGTCAAACCCTTTTTGGTTAGATCCATAAGCGAGCAACCAGAAAGCAATTCGAACTCTTCCTGCTCCGACAGTTTCATCTCTTCAATGTTCACTTTGATGTTCTTAATCATCGGTTTCCTTTTCTTTCGGCCTGATTGACCAATCTTTGTAATTCGTCCAAGTAAATCTTCAAAACATACTCACGTGTTCGGCGGATACCCATTTGCATGAAGAACCGGCCTTCCACATTCTTACGCTTAGAACCAAAGTTCTGAAGACCAGCATACTTGGCGGTTGTGTTGTTACCCATCTTGATAACAACCTTGTTAGCCATTTTCAACGCCTTGACAGTGCTCAAGAGTTTGCCAGTGCGTTTGTATGGAACCATGAGACCACGCACCGCTTTGGCAGTAACGTCACCAGCTCGATAAGTTGCCTGACCTAATTCTTTCTTGGAAACCCCAAGTTCTATAAGAGCCTGTTGCATCTGCTTCAGGTTAGGAATCCTTATAGAATCTCGGGATTTACCAGAAGACATTATTAGGCAGTGATGTCTAGAGTCACACCGTAGAACAACTTGTTTGCAACATCCAGACCAGTGTTCTTTACACGTAGAGTCACTTCGAAAGCAACGTCTTCGTCTGAGATTAAAGCTAGTGGTGGCAACTGGTTGAAGATAACAGTTCCGGTGTAGGCAGGGTTGTCAGTGCCTTCAGTTCCAGTGGTTGGCTGAATGGTGAAGGTTGCTTCTGAGCCGTAAGAAGTCCAAAGCAAACGGTATAGCGAGTCAGCGTCGTTTGACATGTAACCGCTTAGACGAATGCTTGCTTCCTGGTTAGGTTGCACTTCGCTGAAAGTCTGGATTCCGCCTGGAGCATCTCCCCAAGATAGTTCGACGTTGTTCAGTTCTGGCATGTATGAAGTTGAGCCAATTTTGAACACAATGTTACGTGCGATAACACGTGGAATAGCAATAGCCATTTCTTGTCCTTAGATAGTTATGCGGAGATCAACAGACATGTTGGCTGCCAAATACTCTGCGTTGTTGGTTTGTAAAGCATAAGGTTGGCTCACTGAACCGATACGGACGTAAGCAGGATTCCCGTTGAGAATTGTTTCGATGGCTAGGTCTAACAGTTCAGATGCTTTAGCGTTCACAGCGTGAGCTGCAATGACCATAAGTTCTAAACGCATTAGGTAGTCGTTATCTAAACGCACCGGCTCAAGGTATGGGCTACCTGGAGACATTACAACGGTTGGTGGAACAATTCGTTCAGGGATGAATGAAGAAACTTTTAGCCCGAGTGCAGTAAGTGCTAGAGCGTATTCTGCTCTCGACGCAGTGATCTCGTTTACAGCCATTTAGCACCCGTAAGACGTGTACTGCCGTAGTAGTTCCCTAGCGGCGTTCATAGGGTCTTTAGCGGCACGAACAGCCGTTCCATCCATGCTGGCGAACTGGGTAACACCTTGTGGAGACTGGCGACGGTAGAAGAGTTCGCTTGAAGCCATTAGAACAGCGTTGTCATGAACAGCGGTCGGAACCGTTGCGTCACCAACAAACTTTGTAACCAATGCGTGGCCTGCAGTCAAACACTCTGAAACAAAATCACTTGTTTCATCAGTGCCGATGTAAGCACGAAACTCTTCTACCGTAACAGCCATGGGTCAGACTAAGCGGTTACGTCTAGCTTGACGATTGCAGCTTCGAATGGAACGGTGATGGCTGCGAATCCGTACAGGCTTAGAGTGTCAGTAAGAGTGCTGACATCCTGCGAAGACAAACGAGTTCCCGAACCGTTGGCTTCTAGAACCTGAAGTGCCTTGCTGTTTGCAAGGTAAGCCAAGCCAGTGCCTAGGGTTGGGTCAACAACTACTGGGATTCCCCAGATAGAGCCGGTTAGGTCGTTGTTGGCGGTAGCGAAAGTGTTCTGACCGTCACGGTTTACGTTCACGATTGGGCGACCGCTTGAGTCAGCAATCTTCATGAAGTACTTGTATGAGTCAGGCGAAGCAAGGATGAACTCGGCGTTTAGACCAGAGTTAGCCTTGATGTACTTGACACCGTCGATTAGACCTTCGATAACAGAAGCAGCAGTGCCACCGTCTAGATCCATAACCTTACCGGTGAAGTCAAGTGCAGCGATTGCAGCCTTGGCAGCCGAGTTGGTTGCGTTAGCGTAAGCAACGGCTAGAGCGTCGAACACGATACCGGTGTAGTCAACTGAACCACGTAGAACGGCCTGCTTCGATACCTGGGTGTAACCACCGTAGGTCTTGACTGCAGCCGAAACGTTGTCGATGGTTAGGTTACCGAACGATAGTGCTTCGTTCTCTGGGTCCTGCTCACCAACAGCAAGAGTGTTAGCAGTGATGGCTGCATACTCTACAGTCATACCGGTTGCAGGAAGAACAGCCTTCGACCAAACGTTCCATGATGGACGGTTAGCGTCGATTAGCTTGTTGATGTAGCCGATGTAGCCAGGAGCGGCGTAGGTGTCAGCTGAAGTCGAAGCGGCACGTGCCAACTCGACAGCGGCAGGCTCGCCCTTGGCGAAGCCCTGAACGTACTCACCGAATGAACGGTAAGACATGTACTCAGGTGCTGCAGGTGCAGCAGGGGTTGCGTTCGACTCAACTACACGGCGAAGTTCTGCAACTTCGTCCTGCACTGCACGAACGTCAAGTTCGATGTTTTCCAACTCGGACTCGCTTTCTGTAATGGTTTCTGGTGCTGAAGGGGTTTCTTCACGCACTTCGGTGATACTTGCACCTGCGTAGGCAGGGAAAGGCACGACCGAGACTTCCTTCAAGGAAACCTTGGTGCGTGTAATCGTTGAGCCGTCACGTTCCTGAGAAACAGGTACGAAGCCCACCGAAAACTTGTTCAATGCTCCATCTCGCATAAGCGTAAGAACATCGTTGCCGAGAGTGGTCTCGGATACTTTGGCAGTGATTTCAAAACCACCGTCAGTTTCACGTCCTTCGGTAACAACACCGATAGGGGTTTCGTGGCCGTAAAACAACTTCACGTCATCCACCGAGTCAATAGAACCAGGTGCGAAACGTTCAATGTAAACGCCACCAATGTTTGCGTCTTGGCCGTAAGGAACGGCAAGACCAGTGATTGTGCGTTCTTCTAGGTTGTCAAGACGAAGCTCGAGCGAGCGAGTTTCAATTTCAGACATTTAGACCTTCTTTGTTAGCGGCATACTCTGGAGTGATAATGCCTGCAGCGATAGCGTCTGACCACATAGCCAGACGGTCAGACTTAGACAAAACCAAGTCTTCCCACATAAATTCGACACGTGAGCCACGTGGTAGGCAGTTGCTTAGAGCGTCCTGAATCGGTCTGGTGTAAGCCTGAACGGTTTCACGGAAGAACGCTGACTCTTCGTCGACAAGGTTGCTGTAAGTGTCGCTGGTGCCGTCAACACCGGTCACTAGTTTGCGTGGGGGGATACCGAACAGGCGGGCAATGCCCTGAACTGATTGTGAAGATACTTCGGTAAACAATGCTTCAGACGGCTTGAGAGCGATTTGCTGGTATTCGAAACCTGAACCTAGAACAGCAATCTGGCGAGTTGCCTGCTTAGTGTTCCAAGTGTTAGTGATGGTTTGAGCGTCATCAGGCGAAATTTCTTTACCAGTTTTTAGAACACCGGTAGGAATGCCACCAGCAGAGAACCAATTCGCCTGGTAGTCACGTAGGTCTAAAGCACCAACAATGTCAGCGGAGCAAGTGTCAATTGGGCTTGGGCCTTTGAGCCATCCTGCACGTGGGAATAGTTGCAAGTGTTCAATTTCTCGAGCTGAGTAAACCTTGTCTAGGTAAACGAACTTCTTTGGTGAGTTCAGTGCGTCACCGTCAACTTCAACAGTGATCTGGTTGCTAGGAATCTGGGTTACGTCGTTTACACGGCCAGCAGAGTCGTAGGACTTATACCAGAAAGCATTTCCGTAGAGTGCTAGGTCGGTTGCGGTCGAGTAGATGAAGTCGTGACGGTTGACGTAAAGCGACGGGTTGTTTACGAACGTTGGGTTGTCAATGACCATTTCCATGCCGGTGGCATAACGTTTGGTAATCAGACCAAGGTTAGAGACTGTGGTGGCAAGTATCTGAACGCTTCGCCAGACCGCAGTGAGCGTGAGAGCGTTTTCGGGTGTGGCGATAGTCGAAGAGCGAGAGGGAATGACAGGCGTAACCGCCCGAGTCTCAGTTTTACCAGTAATGCGTTGCCAGATACTTGCCATCGAGAGTTAGTCTAGCCCCCCTTGATGACATTTAAGTAAGTGAGTCGGCGTGTCTAAAAAACACCAATCGAACTTGGTCGGTCGAGCGAAGCAACATAAACACCTAACACCATAGAAATCACTGCGTCGATTTCACCCAAAGAGTCACGCCTAGACAAGAACCAATTCTCGCCAACATACCTGGCAACACCACGTGGCATTTGAGCGATAAGTAACTGGTCGGTCTGATTCCAAGAAACCATGTTCTGAGTGAAAAGGCTGAACGTTGTTGAACAAGCTGCAGCAACTTCCTTACTCCATAGTTGCCACATCGGATACTTGCCGTCTTTGAGACGTTTCTGCAAGTTAGGCATGCGGGAACCATCCAACACAATAGCGGTGGCTTTCGTGCGACGGTAAACATCAACCAACAACTCAAACAACCTAGTTTCCGACGGATTACGCAACGACGCAATCAACTCGGTTTGGATTATGCCGTCAACTTTTTTGGCAGCCGAAATTGTGGCGTGGTCTAGTTTGGTTGTTACGTCAAGGCTGATGACGCAACCAGTGATGTCTTCAATACCGTTTCCCATGTTGGCGTAGAACACCGGTGTTGGTAGCCAAGACTCAGACGCACCAGAAATGAACTGGTTGAGTCGGTAACGTCTGGCTTCGTGTTCTGGAATGGTTGCTAGGTCGGTGAGTATGCGATCTAGTGGCAGACGGCCACATTCGACGGCAGGGTTACTTGCCAGAATTGCTTCAGCGTCGACAGCCGAACCTTCAGGTGCTTCCCAGCAGAAGAAACCAAAGCGTTCCAGAGCAGGGTCACCATTAGCGGCACGTTCGCCTTGTTTGT